CGGGAAACCCGCGAGACTTACGGACCAGATCTTGAAGATTGGCCCACATACGCTTGCGGATCATCTTCGCGGTCGTCGAGGTTAGGACAACGGTGGACTTGGAAGGATTGGCCAACCACCAGACGGTAGCGAAAAGAGTCGCACCGAACGTCTTGCCGGACGCGCCGCATCCAGCCCAGCCGACATAATCGTGTTCGCAGAGACTTTCGACCTGAGCTTCCAGCCATGGATTCCAGCTCAGTTTCGGCCAGAGCATTTTGGTGGCGTTAACAAAATGGTCGAAAGTGCCTAAACCACCCTCGTTTGGCTGGAGTCGATTTCGGAATGCGTAAAGTTCCAGTTCTAGGTCTGGAATCTTGACGGGTGAACGTATCCCGTACTTATGCTGAATCAGTGGATGCTCGGACGCTTGCTCTGCCATAGTTTGGCCTTGCAATAGTTCACTCTGGACTTGACCGTCTGGCAAAGGAAAAATATGCCGTCGCAACTTGTTTCTTCATCCGGCTGTTGCCAGCCTTGCGACTCCGAGCCGGTTGTCGTGAATATCCCCGGCCCTCAAGGTCCGGCTGGAACCAACGGCACCAATGGAACGGACGGAATTGACTCGTTCACCTACACGACCGCTCCGTTCTTCGTTCCAGCACTCGGTTCGAGCGTCCTTGTTTTCGTAGATAATACCCAATTTCTGCCAGAATCGGTTGCTGGCCAGTTCTTCGTCTCGATTCAGGGTCTTGGATACATGCAGGTGCTGTCGGTTGACGGCCTGCAACTGACGCTTCAAAACCCTGCTGCGGGTGTCTTGGGAATCGCCAATGCTATTCCTACCACCCTGATTCCGACTAATTCGCTTATCACTCTGGCCGGTGCGATTGGGGCGACTGGCGCTGCTGGTGCATCGGGCGGCGCTCCGGTTGGCGCGTCGTACATTTGCCGCACTTCAGACGCCACGCTGACGAACGAGACTGCTCTCGATTCGTTGTCGGCTGGTTACCTCAAAACTCAAGGATCGAGCGGTTTTGGTGCGGTTTCAACGGTTGCCACGATTCCGATTGCCGATGTCACCGGCACGGTTCCGATTGCCAAGGGTGGCACGAACCTGACGACCGCTCCCGCGAACAAGATTCCGGTTGGCGATGGCTCGACTTATCTCCAGAAGGAGATTGTTGGAACGTCTCCGATTGTCGTTACGAACAGCGCCGGAAACATCACACTGTCGGCTCCGTCGATTGTCCCGTTCAGCTACGTCACGTTTACGCGGAGGGTGACTGGTCTTGGAGCGGCAAATGCGCCAAATGTCAGCTCAACTTCAGGAAGCAATCCGTACAGCACATCCGTTTACACCACAGCGTCTTACGTTGGGCTAGATTCAGCCTCTGGATTCACGGCATCAAGTGGCCGATTTACGGTTCCGTACATTGGCTACTACAGGATAGACGCATACTTTAACCTTGATGCGGTATCAACAACCGCAAGTGTGACTGTTTTTCTCAGAAAGAACGGATCTGATATTTTAGTGTCAAAATCGTTCAATGTGACAAGCGGTGGATACCATCCAATATCTCTTACTTACATTGATCAGGCGACAGCTCTAACCGATTTTTACGAGGTGTTGGTTAGCACGAACCACAATCTCTACGTCGATCAAGGCTCCTCATTCTCTGTCCAGCGTATTCAGGCCTAAACCATGAGCGAACGCGCACCACGGAGGTACACAGACGGAACTGTCACCTTTGAGGGTGGCATTGACGCTGGCGTGATGCCGTCTGAGGTGGACAAGAATCAGGTGGCGTTTGCGGTCAACGCCAACTTCCGGCAGGGGTTTGTCTCATGCCGCCCCGGCTTCGTTCAGAAGAATTACGATCTGTGCGTCACCATCACGGCTGACAACGATCAGGTTACCGCTGACCAGACGAACGTGACAGCGGATGGATGGTCGGAGGACTGTTACGGACCTCAATCGATAAGCGGCACGTTCCAGTGTGCGCTCCCCTACATCGCCGACGATGGGCGCACGTTCATCCTGATGCTGATTAGCGGCGAGGTCTGGTTCTACGACGTTGCTCAGAACAAGGCTCAAAACCTGAGCGTTTCCGATGACCTGAAGAATCCGTCGAATCTGCTCGATGGCTGGATGGTTCAGGCTGAGAACTTCGTCGTCATTCAGGATGGATTCAGCAGGCCACTAATCTTCAATGGCACGAATCTGCGTCGTGCTGCGGATGACGAAATCAAGTGCGGCAAGGTCATGGCCTACGTCAATGGCCGCATCTGGTACGCGCTGCCGAATGGATTCTCATTTAGAGCGACTGACATCGTTTATGGGGATGGAACGCGAGCCAGTGTTCTCAAAGAAACCGAGAACACCTTCCTTAATGAGGGCGGAGACTTTGCGGTTCCGTCGGATTCAGGCGGCATCACGGCGATGGCAGTCCCAGGCGATCCTGACACATCGCTCGGTCAAGGTCCGCTCTTAGTCTTCACACCTCGATACGTCTTTTCGGTTCAAGCGCCTGTTGATCGTGATGTTTGGAAGAACCTGAACTATCCGATTCAGGCCATCAGCTTGCTTACGAGCGGTGCGCTTGGCGCTCGTTCCGCTATCACCATCAATGGCGATGTCTTCTACCGCGCTGTCGATGGCGTTCGCTCGTTCATCATCGCTCGACGCTCGTTCACCGATTGGGGAAACACTCCGATCAGCAGCGAGATGCTCAACGTCATTGAGAACGATCAGACCAATCTCCTGTGGGCCAGTTCTGCGGTCGTGTTCGACAATCGGTTGCTGATGACCTGTCAGCCTCGGTACAATGCCGAGGGCGTCATTCACAAGGCGATGGCGGTCTTGGACTTCGACCTGATTACGTCGATGCGGAAGAAGTTTCCGCCTGCGTGGTCTGGAATCTGGACCGGACTTGATGCGCTTCAGATTGTTAAGACCGAGAATGCTTACGGCGATCAGTGCTTCTGCATCGCTCGCGGATCAGATGACTCGATTCAAATTTGGGAAATCACCAAGGGCGAGAAGTTCGACAACAACGTCGCCGAGGGTAAGAAGGAAATCGAATGGCTGGTTCAAAGCCGCGCCTACAACTTCGAAGTTCCGTTTGGTCTGAAGCGCCTCGATTCTGGCGACTTGTTCATCGATCAGCTTGAGGGCGATGTTTCCTTCGACGTCACCTATCGACCCGATCAGTATCCTGGCTGGATCGAGTGGATCGACTTCTCCGAATGCGCGACGACGACGCAGTGTTTGGATCTTTGCCCGATTACGAACTTCAAGCCGCAGTATCGCCCGAAGATGCGCTTTCCGACACCTTCGGATGCGCCGTGCAATCAGACGATCAGCACACCGGCTCGCAACCTTTACGAGGTTCAGGTGATGCTCAATATCATCGGGTATTGCCGGATCAAGAGCTTGCGAGTTCACGCTTACGATGTTCAGGAGCCGAGTGTTGGTGAATGCCGGACGGTGTATCCGGCCTGCACACCGCTTGATGTCTGTGATATCAATCCGCTGACCTACACCTCGGAAGCCGTTAACCCTTAAAACAGCATGCCAAACCTTACGCTCATCACGCTGACGCCCCCGAGTTTGCCCATCGGGTATTGCCCGACCAACTACCAGCAGTTGGCCAACGATGTCATCAGCGGCACTCAGGCAAATTTCAACAGCGCCATCGGAAACTCGTTCTTCAACTTTGGTCCGACGACTCCGACGCTGAACAATCAGGTTTACCCGTGGTTGGATGAAGATGGTAATTGGTGGATTTACAAGGATGGCTATTGGCTGCGAAAAAATCCTGTCGCCATCGGATCTTCCGAGCGTCGTGTTTACGTTGGCACAACCACCGATCTTCAAACTTACGACGGTGGAAACACCAACACGCTGAGCAACTGGTCAGGTCCAATGTGGGAGGTTGACACCGAATTCGAAGCGCGATTCCCGGTTGGAGCTGGCACATTCGCGGCGAGCGGAGCCGTAGCTGTTCAAGGAAAAGTCACATCGACCGCTATTGCAGGTGAGGACAAGCACACGCTTGTCACATCGGAAATTCCAAAGCACAGCCACACGATGACTTGGGATTCTCAAGACACCGCTGGTGGCAACCAGCTCAAGACTCTTTACTACGGACCTGACGCAAATGTTGTGAATGACATCAACAAAGACACCGGGGATGCCGGTGGTGATGCGCCGCACAACAACCTGCCGCCGTTCTACGGTGTTTACTTCATCAAGCGAACCAGCCGAGTCTACTACACCAAATGAAGCTGATCGTCCAAGATATCAGGTCAACGATTGCTCGGGCTATCGGCGTTTGCGTCGATGACGCGCGCGTTTACGACTACATCAATCAGGCTTGCCGCCGACTGCTTCACAAGGGTCTGTGGGCTGGAGCTTACGGACGTTTTACGATCCACACGGTCGGTGGCTGCATCACTTGGCCGCGTCAGATCGAGACGATTGAGGCTGTTGCCGATTGCTGCGGAGTCGGAACGGTTCGCAATCAATGGTTCGAGTTTCAGGAAACCGGATATGGCCTTCTCAACGGAAACCAAGTGTGCGTCGGCAAGCAGCTTATTGATCGTGGCACTGTGGTTTCTTACCGTGACATGTCTGGCGGGACTAACAGCTATCTTCGAGTCTACCCTGGCGACGATTCGGACATCGGAAAAACCATCACGCTCCAGGGGATTGACGCGAACGGAAACTGGATTCGCACCCAAAGCGGTGGAGTCTGGATCGACGGGGAGAAGCTGACGCTTGCTGCTCCATACACTCAATCGACCAAAAAGTTTACCCAACTGACCGGCGTCATCCGCGAAGCCACGAACACGGCCAGCCGATTGTACGAGTACAACGCGACGACCGCGCTGGAAACGGATCTGGCAGTTTACGACCCTGATGAAACTTTGCCGCAGTATCGTCGCAGTTACCTCGCGGATCGTTGCAACAACGAGGAGGACAAGCCGGTGACGGTGATGGCGAAGATGCGCCACATCAACGCGACGAGCGTGAATGACTACCTCATTCCTCCGTGTCCTGATGCCATCAAGCTGATGGTCATGGCGATTAGGAAGGAAGAGAACGATTTGATTCAGGAAGCAGTGGCCTACGAAGCCAAAGCTGTTCAAGCTGTGCAGGAGCAGACGATGCAGTATTTGGGCGACGCCGTTCACACGATCCGAATGGTCGGAGTCGGGTTGAATGGCGGTGGGTTTTCACAATGGTTCTAAACCTCAATATCGACTTTGCGCTGGCTGATGCGACTCCTCAAAAGTTGGAGTTGCTTCAGGCTGTCTTTGACGCGCATGACATGGCGGCTCGGAACAACCAGAACTCTAGTTCCGGCGCTGCTGTAAACGCTTTCTTTGGAAGCGCGCAGCTTACGAATGGAATTGCTTCGGCAATCCTGACTTTGGGCGATGCACACGGTCCGATTGGACCTGCTCGATTTGTTTACGAACGATTCGACGAACGAGCGTTGAAGTCGGCCATCGAGGCTGGAATGAAGATTCCAGGTTTCGGAAACTCGTTCTTCAAGGATCGAATCGATCCGGCATGGAGCCGTGTTAGCGAGATGATCAAGTCCGACTTCCCAAACGCCAACGCTCGGATTGAGCAGCTTCATGGGTGGATGAAAGAAGCTGGCAAAAACATCCACCCGAATGCCGCGCTCTACACTGCGGTTGTTTGCAGTGAGCTTGGTGTAATCCCCGGTGCTGAGTCGGCCATCTTCATCCTCGCGCGTACTGCCGCGTGGACTTCTTTGTGCATAAAAAATGAAAGGTAAGCTCTTCCAAATTTGCGGTTTGCCTCGATTCGGATCGGCATTTATGTCGGTCCTTTTCTCGCTGGAAGCGGATTGCCTTGGCCTACATGAGCAAGGCGCGACTGATCCGAATTGGAAGCACTCGATTGAAGAATACCGGACTCGTTACAAGTACGTCGCCGACTGCTCGACTTACGGATATCTGCCAAAGGCTGTCGTCGAAGAATCGATCAAGGTGTACGTCAAAAAGAATCCTGAGTCGTCGGCCAAGGAATGCACCGAACGATTCGGCTACGAAGTTCACCTTCCTTCGGTTCAGGCGCTTCGTGAGTACGCGGATGCGTGGGCGTCACTCCACGGGGTGATGACAATCGAGGAGAACGAGCTTTTTAAGGTGGATACTTTGCGGCGTGTGTGGGTTCATTGCTTCCAGAACGAACGAGCTTTTCCCGAAGAAAAGGCTGCACGACTGGTTACCATGAACATCCAACGTCACGAACCTGAAAAGGTGTTCTCGATTGAGAACGGCAACCGTCTTGTGAAGGAGGTATTTTAATTTATGGGAGCTATTCTAGGTGGTGCGGCAATCATCGGTGGAACGAGTCTGCTTGGCGGTCTTCTTAGCAAGGGAAGCAAGCCGAAGATTCCCGAGCTGAAGCCGATTGATTTCGCTCAAGAGCAGAGGCAAGCGATTCAGCAGAACATCGCATCGCTCGAACCTGCCACCGAACTCGCTCAAAAGACGACCGCTGCCGAGCAGTCTCAGCTTGAAGCGCAGCTTCGCCGAGCGATTCCTGGTTACGACCAGATCGTTCAGCAAGCCAGCAAGAACATTGGCTCTGCGTTAAAGGGTGAGTTGCCCACCGATGTCGCCGCTCAGGTTCAACGCTCGACCGCTGGACGCGCTCTTGCCGGTGGATTCGGTGGAGCATCTGGATTCGGTCGAGCTTTGACCGCGCGCGACTTGGGTCTGACTTCGTTGCAGCTTCAGAATCAGGGTCTTGCTCAAGCTCAGAACTTCATCCAGCAGCAGCGAACGATGGGAATGGTTCAGCCGTTCTCGGTGAGCAGCATGTTCATTACCCCTGCCCAGCGTGTTGGTGTAATGCAGCAGCAGCAGCAAGCGATGTACAATCGCAACCTGCAAGCTGCTCAAGTGGCTGCGATGCCTGATCCTACAATGGCCGCTATCGGAAGCGCGATTTCTCAGGCTGGCGGATTCGCTGGTGGCGCGTACACCCAGCGTGGGTTGATGCAGCAGATGCCAAGTTTGTACGCTACAACCCCCGGTGGTTCACCAAGCGTAAACAGCACCACAATCGACTACAGCACAGGTGAAACGGGATATCCAAATCCCATGTCACCCGCCACAACTTACACTCTTCCGCCTTCATCGTTCTACCCTGGAATTCGCTGATTTATGGCTGACGAAACTCTTCAAGCATTTCAACTAGGCGCAAGCCTCTACGACCGCGCGCAGACGCAAAAGCGGATGATGGAGCAGTTCCAACAACAGACGGCTGAGTCTTTGCTTCAGCGTCAAGGAATGGAGCTTCAGAACAAGATTCGTGAAAACGACCTCGCCAGTGGAATTTCTGAACGCGCAAAGTTTTCCTCCGACCTTCCGAAGATTCAGGCTTGGCAGTCTGCATATGTTCAGTGGAACGCTAAAGGCGATCCGACATTGCCGTTTCCTGCTCCTCCGTCCGATCTTCAAAGCGCCACTGGCTTGAAAATGCTTGGAGACATGAGTGGGCCAGTTCTCCAGTCGTTGCCGATGGCTCAGAATCGGTGGTATGCAAAACAAGCGTACGACGATCAACTGAATGCACTGAACGAAGACGTTAAGATTCTCAGGGCAAACGGTCAGTTTGACCTTGTGAATCAATACAATGCTGGTGTTGGGCAAGATGGTAAAATCAACCCTGAAGCCGCTAGGGCATTTCAAGCTGCTGCATTGCCATTCAAGCAGGAAGAAGAAGCTCTTAATAACCTTCCTCAAGAACTCAAAGTTGAGCTTCTTCAGGTTTCCAAAGATGGAAAACCGCTTGCTGAAAGGATCAAGGTTGCTTCTGAAAATCTTGAGGCAAAGAAGTTCAAGCAGCCGACTGCGGTGATTCGTAACGCGAATGCGCTGGTCGAAAGCCGTTCTAGGCTCGCAGAGCTTTCTGGAAGGCCGCTCTCAGAGCAGCAAAAGCAACAGCTCAAGAGCAATGCGATGGACGCTGGCGGAAAGCTCAAGCCGCTTGACGTTCAAGATGCCAAGAATCTTAGCGGAGATTTTTCGACGCTTGAGTCTACTGACTATCTGCTCGGAAAAATCGCGGACTTCGAAAAGCAGAACAACGTCAACTTTTCTGACTACATCGGAATTATTCCCGCAAATGTCGATAAGATTAAGTCGAGATTAAGCGAGGAAAAAGATCCGAAGAAGCGTGAGGCAATCGGAATTTTGGCCGACTTCTACGGAATCTTGAACAACGTGTCTCGGCTCACCTCGGGTTTGACCGTGACTGCCGACGAGCGTTCAAGAATCGAGAATCGAATCGGCTCCGCATTCGACAAGAATTCGCTGATCAAACTGAAGTCTTACCGAGACGAAACCGAGCGAAAGATGCGTGGACTTATCCAAAGAAACCTTCTGGATCGAGATTTGCCGTCTTTTGCGGAAGCGTACGTCTCGACCAAGTTCGGAACCCCTGTTTACTCACTGTATCCCGAGTACGGAATTTCTGGCGGTCAACAAGAACAGACTTCCACCAATCAACCTCAGCCTCCTTCTGGATTTTCACTTCAGACAACCAATGCTCCGGTTCTTCCGGCTGGATGGAACTTCAAACAGTAATCTATGGCTGAAATTACATCTCCTTCAGGTCGGATTTATCAGTGGAGCAAGCCTACTCCTCCGACAAAAGAGGACATAGATGCGCTTGTTGCGTACGATTCTCAGCTTGGAGGACAAGGAAAGTCTCAACCTGCCGTTCCGCAGTTTGAAGCTGCTGCCGCTGTAGGCTCAACTGCTCAGCTTGGTCAGGCGGTGAATCGCGCTGCGACGATTGGAGAGATGCGTCGGCGTGAGGAGCAAGGTCTTGTTTCTGCGCTTAATCCAGAGCAGATCAGGCAAGCGACAATGAGTGACGCTGCTCGGATGGGCGAGGCGATGCAGCAAGAGGAGGTTCGTCTTGCTGCGGCGGGTGCGCCGTCGATGTTTGACGAAACGGTTCCAGAAGGTGCTGCATCAATAGCCCTTGGTTTTGCCGCTCCAGAAATGGCTGCTGCCCGATTCCCAGCTCTTGCTCGAGCAGCAATGGCTGGAAAACTTCTTCAGAGAACCGGCGCACAAGCCACTCTCGGAGCCGCTGGAGGCGCAGCATCAGCTATTCCAAAAGCTGCTGAACTTGTTTCCGAAGGAAAACCAGCTCAAGCGGCTGGTGAGGTTTTCAAAGAAACCGCAATAGGAACAGCACTTGGCCCTGTCATTGGAGAGCCAATGCGAGTCGGAATGGCTGGGCTAAAAGCATTAGGCGGAAAGTTGCCACTCATCAAGGAGACTGTGGCCAACTTGTTCAGGCCGGTTGATCTAACCTCTGACCAACTTAAAATGCTCAGGTCAGTTCAGACTATTGAAACTGCAACTGGGCAGCAGGTTCCAATTTCTTTGGCAGGAGCGATAGATTCTCAGGCTATCTCAAAAAGAATGGCTTTAGAAGGAGCAGAACCTGACCCTGAAACAATGGGGCAACTCTATGAACTCGCCCTTCATCGAGCAGCAAATACGCCTCGCGGAAATAGGACTCCACAAGAAATTAGCCGTCAGGTTTTCGATGTTCTCGATCCGCAACGTCAAGGTCTTGGGAAGCAAGCTGAGATGGCGATTCAAAACTTTTCTAATAGAGCGGCAAACTCTGTAAACAATGCAGAACAGCGTATTCGTCAGGTTGGGAAATCTTTTTTTGCACCTGGACGTAGCCTTGCTTCGATTGGAGATGACCTGAAAGAACTTGCTGAAAACTCGCTGGAGACGGCAAGGACTTCGTGGAACAAGGCTTATTCAGATGCCAAGAAGCTGCCCGAGTATTCACAGACCCTTGTGGATCTTCAGCCGCTCATCGACTTTGCAAATTCCACAGGACTGAATCTCGCTAAAACTGCTGGAGGAAACATTTCTATTATCGCAGCACCTGCCGGACAGCGCGCCACACTTGCTGCCGCAGAAGATTTGCTGAACACGGCAAGCCTTGAGGAAGCGAGGAACTTGGCATCAAATCTTTCAAAGCAAATTAGGCAGGCTGGCGTTCTTCCTGGTGTCGATGTTCGAACTAAGGCACAGTTAGCAGAAATTGCTGCAAATCAGATCGACAGTGCTGTCTCTCAGACTCCAGCTCTTCAAAAAGCACTTGGCGCAGCAAACCAAAATTACGCTCAAAATATCAGTCGTTTTAGGGGTAATTTGAGCGACGGCATTCTGAAGGAGGTTGGAGAAGGTGGTGGCCTTTCTGGAGAAGCCATCATTTCGCGCCTTACCGGATCTAACGCTGAAACCAATCTTGGTCTATTGACCGATCTTCTTGGTTCTTCGAATACGCAAAAGGGTATTGATTTGGTTAAGGAGGCAATCGTTAGCACGGCATCTCAAGCTGGTAGAAAAGGTGCTGGAATTAACGTAGGGAGGATGTTTGAAACGATTAACGGACTCCCAGAGCCTGTGAGAAATAGGCTTTTCCCAAACTACGCAAACATTAGAAACGCGTTTATCTCGGAATCTCGACTTGGAGATATTAGGGCTGCTGTAAAATCACCGGAAGGATATTTGGCATCAGTCAATGCTGATCCGCGTTTTGTTGAGCAAATGCTTGGAACGACCGATAAAAACACTCTCCAGCAACTTGCACAAAAAGCAGTTCAAGAAGATGTCCGCGTTAGGTCTGAGCTTTCGAAACTTGGACTCGACAAGGTTGTGGATAGAGATGCGTTTGACATCGCAAAATTTGTTTCAGATCCGATAAATCAACCAAAAATTGCAAATGTTGTTTCTAGGTTGTCATCAAAAAAACCAGATGTACTTCGAGATGTTCAGTCTCTTTTTATCGACGATCTTCTTCAGCAGTCGAAAACGGGAGATGTGATTGATGGTCAAAAACTTCTTAACCTTGTGTCTTCCGGGGTTCAGGCAGGTCCAACAACGGCAGGCCGAGTTGCTAGTCCATTATTTGAAACAGCAAATACACTTTTAGGTCCTACTGGAAGACAAGAACTTGAAAAGGTTGCGAAAGCAATTGCTGACATGCCAATCCCAGCAAAGTCAGCATCTGATGTGAATCGGGGTCTAATTAACTATCTTTTGGTTGGATACCAAGGCGGTAATGTGGCTCAAGGAACAGTTCCAGCCACGCTGGCCTTTCTGTCTCGACTGTGGAATTCAAAGAGTGAAGTTCGTTATCGTTTTGCGGCAAAAATGTTGTCGTCTCCAGAACTTCGAAAGTTGGCCATGACTCCTGTCAAAGATGTTGAGGCGGCTTCTTTGGTTAGCGCGGCAAATCAACTTTCACAGTCTTTGCGTCAGGAATTTGGAAAGAACTCAGAGGAGTACAAGCAAGCGGTTGAGGCTGAAAACGAACTTCCATGAAAACCTCCCTCTCCCAAAAAGGTAATACCTATCAGGGCAAGAAGGTGACGTTGAACAAGCCGTTCTACACGCCTGGCGAGCGGAAGAAGAGCGCGGTGTACGTCAAGAATCCGGCTGGCAAGGTTGTCATCGTCCGGTTCGGCGATCCGAACATGGAAATCAAACGCGACAATCCTGAGCGTCGTAAGAACTTCCGTGCGCGGCATAACTGCGCCAGTGCGAAGGACAAGACGACACCTAAGTATTGGAGCTGCGCCGCTTGGATTCTGGCGATTGTTCTGTCGGTTTTAACCTCAAACCCTATTTGAATTTATGGACAAGATGAAACTTGGTGGTGGCGGGCGTTACGAGAAGCTCATCAGCAGCCTTGAAAAGAAGGGTGTGCGCGATCCGAAGGCTCTTGCCGCCGCGATTGGCATGAAAAAATACGGCAAGAAGCGGTTTTTGTCTCTTGCTGCCAAAGGCCGTCGTCGAGCATTGCGCGAGAAGGCTAACGCTTAGGATATTTCCCTTTGGAGTACGGTTTCTTCGCCGACTCCTTATCAACGACGAACTTCTCAGGCTCCGCGTAGTTCCATGAGATGTCGCCGTTCGACCCACGCTGGATCATAATCGATCCGGTGATTTTTCCGTCTTTGTCCGTCATGCCGGAACGGTCTGCCCGTTTCGCCATGCCGAGCATGAAGCGACGAGGGTTATGGAATCCCACCTCCTTCATCACAATCACCTCGCGCGCCCAGTTCGTCAGGTCCGACGATCCGAATCCTGAGTAGGCCAAATCTGCCACGCTCTCAGGCTTGTCGTCCTTGCCCTTCGGTTTTGGGAAGTGATGGACAAGCACCAGGACAACGCCTGTCTCCATCATAATCGGCTGGAGCAGGTGTCGCGTGAAGTTCGCGCAGACCTCTATGTCCGACGGATTACCGCCCATGTAGGAGAGCAGCGGGTCGATGTAAACCAGATCGGCTTTTGTCTTCC